GTAAAATTCTAAAGAAGCATGCTATAAGCACTCTGCTGGACGATTTTGCGAATACTGGGACGCCTATACGCTAGCCAGAGCTTGTGCACAACTAAAGCTACAAATATATTTGGAAATATATATTCCACTTTCAATTCACATTGTATTCTGGATCCACATGTTTGGAAGTTGCCGCAAGAGAAACGGTAATGCCACTGGCACTTCCTGGTCCTTTTCCTTGTTTGACAACAACCTTGTGTGGTCCAAGAAAGACTCCATATCTGAAGTCTTTATCTGCTGCCACTAATATGGTATAATTGTATCTATTTTTGACAGCAGACGCATTTACTGCAGCATTATCATGATGAGCAAATATATAAATGGTTCCAGTGTTATTGTATTGTGCTGGATAGAATTGCTCATATCGTGACACATTACTTGGATCATATGGCATTTCGGGATCATCATTTCTACGTACTCTCATCGTACGATAAACACTGGTATATGGAACCCGAATTGATTGGACTGGAGCATAAACATCATTAAAATCTATAGGTGGAGAAATGCCAGAAGGCAAAGGATGCCAATCAAGTTGACCCAGTCCTGCAATTTCCGCAGCCGGCCATCCTTTCGAACTTAAGGCCTGTCTCCACCCATCATTCACTCCTGCCTGAATAAGTGTATTATTTATTGAATTTGCAAATGGATCTCCATATCTAACCACTTGCGGATAGAAAATATCACCCAGAAAGGTCAAGCCATTGCTCCAGTTAAAGTTTGCTCGCGTAACCTGTTGACCCACTACATAGGCCATTGAATACCTATAATAAATGGAGTCACCATTTCTTTGATTTCCATTTGCCAATAACTTTACCTTAACTCCTCCTCTCCAAGTGGCATACATAGGACCATACCATGCGAACAAACCCGCCTCAATTAATTGAGCGACAGTATGTCCCCCAGCACAATGAACTGCATTGGTCAAATCATAGTCCGAAGTACTATTTGGATTTGGCCAGTCAGTAACCTTAGCTCCCATACCATAATTATTGGCAAAGAAAGTATACCTAGATAGAAGTTCAGATAAATGGTAAATGGCTTCTCCTTTCCCAGTATAGCAATCTGATATTTCTTGTGCATTCAATTGAACACGTTTGAAGTTACTATCTGGTTCTCTAAAGTAAACTTTCCTGCCAACAGGATATGTTCCTGATCCGCCTGTCCTGTTCATCTGTCCTTCCACTGGCAATAAGTTGGCATTATTAGCCGTAACTGTATCTGCAATAAAATCATCTCCGGCTCCTTTGAAAACATTAATTTCAACTTCCTGACTAACAGCCGCAGGATAGACTAACTGATTAACAACCCATAGTTGAATAAATCCAGTAGCATATTGCTGGAATACATTATGACGCAAGGCATAGTCCTGCATCAATTGCGGAATGAATAGTTTTGGCTTATTTGAGATATAAGGAACTTCAACCACAAATGATGTATTCTCTCCAGTCATATCAAAGAAGTGGATAAATTGGTCATCAGCATCTTCAAAATTGATTGGTGCCGTATTAGTTCCAAAAGTAAGAGTAACGGCCAATCTTCCTGAATGCACACTTGATGGAACTGCCATAAACATGTATCGAAGAGAACCTGACCAAAAGTCTGCCTTACAAACTACATAATCAAATAACGACATAAAAGACGTTATGCCAGCTGCTCCATAATCAGTAGCCCCAGCGTCACTAAAAACATTGTTGGACAAGAAATGTGCACAGGGACATATAGGACGAGTCCATAAAAGAGTAGAAGGAGCATCCGATCCATTCCAAGTTATAACATCCTGACTGGAAAGATCTGCAGTCGTTGCACTAATAAAAGTCATTCTTTTAGCTAACTCACCCAAATCCATTTCATCCTCAGTTGTTCCATAGAAGGCGACATCCTGCACAATCCTAGAATGAGGATTAAAGCTCATACTATGAACATTATCCTCATCACCTTTCGTAGTTGCTAAAGGACCAACTGATCCTTTAATAGCCGCTCTAGGTTGCCCAAAATGCACTCGAAAATCTGGAATGCTAGCATCCAAACTTCCGTCAATTGAAGATGATGCCTTAGAGGCACCAGTATTGGAACTTCCTCCAATATCATTATTGTTTCCTTTTACAATAGTGGTATTGTTGTTTTCAGTTTTTGAACTAGAGGAGCCCATTTGACCTTCAACTACAAAATTTTGATCTTCAACTACAAAATTCTTCCTCTGATTCAGCTCACGCATAAACTTTTTATACTCCTTTTGTCCTTGCTCCACAGGTAAAGCTCTAATTTGTTTCATTTTCTTCAAGAAATTTGACGGAGGGAAAGCAAAACTGGCTCGTGGAACTTTAAAAACACTATCAGGAAAACTAACCTGAATAGATACACTCACTGCCTGCGAAGCTCCAGTTCCTGCTCGTAGTGAATTGAAAACAAGCAAGGATAGAGTGCCTGTGAAATCAGTAAATGGATTCAAATGATCGGTAGAAATATTGATCATTGTATTTTGGTTGTAAAAAGGAATAGTCATTTCCACAGGATCATTACTCGCTGGATTTAGCCAAACTCCTTGCACGGAAGTTGCTGCTGCAAAATTCTGATTATGCCATGTGGAGACTAAAGTGGCTTTAGTCATAGGAACAAACATAGCCAAAATTCTTCCCTGATGAAAAGGAGTACCATTAACTCGAAAGCGGAAATGCATGTTTCCTCTCCAATAAGTAAATCTTTCAAATGGGGTATTATTTGTGTCACTAGGAATAACTTGGAACGGACACTCATACATTGCCACTGATGTAAATCTTGTTTGAGATGTAGTCCATTGCACAGTTTCCAGTAAGGCTGGTCTAGCTGCCATTTCACACAAATCCCATGGGGCATCTCCCAAGTTATTCGATTCATTCATACTCACTGGCGCTCCCGTTTCGCTGGGTTGCTCAATAACTGGAACTTGCGTATCTTGAGTTGTAATACCAACTTCTGTTGCTGAAGAGGTGTCTCCCTTAGCACTTTCAATTTGTTGATCAACAGGAGCCGAGGTGCCCGTTTTCTGATCTGGCATTGTCATATCTTGTCCACGAGAAACCCTCTGATCCATTTGTCCTTCGATTTCAAAATCTGAACCATCCAAATCCGAATAAATGATGTGATCTTCCATCCTACCAAAAAGAAAAACTTGCTTATATTCCTCAAAAGGGATAAATTTCAACGCTGGTTTCTTCCACTTTTTCATAAAACCAGCTATCCCCTTTACAAATGAATTGTAATAGGAAGGACCATGAAAGAAGGCAAATCGAGTTGCCGCATCAACATTTTGTTGCAAAGCCTCATGGTGATCATCACACTTCCTAATCCAATAAATGATTTCTAGAATAACTGTTTGATCCATCTGCGCAACCCACAAGACTGGTGATATCTCCTCCACTCTGGTAATGCCTCTTTTGAGAAAAGTCCACTTTTCCAATGGTGCGACTGTAATATCGGTGGCATCCTTCCATGGCGCTAAGTATTCCAAACCCATTTCAGCAAAAGCTTCAGAAACAGTTTGCATATTATAAAAATGCGAAACTTCTGGTGCCACTGCCAAGATGTTGTCATCTCCATATATTTTTGCAGAAACATATTTATCAAAAGCACTGTTTGAAGCATATTGAGGAGGTGCCAATGAAAACCAAACATAACGCAAATAAATGCCATTTATGATGGTATTCACTACAACAGTAAGTGGATTACCGGAAGGATTTCCACCATGATGTGCATAAAGACAATCCCTAGCTATATTTACTGGATGACATAGTTCATCAAAGAGAACTTCTCGCACCAACTCGTTCACTGGACTACTTTCCCCATTTTCGCGATAATATTGATTAATCATGTCACACACAAGTGACATACATTCAGCGGAAAGAGTGCCATCAAAACGCCCAAAATCACCACCAAATCCTTCAGTAGAAACCTTTCGCAATCTGCAAACCATTCTATGCCAATCATGCGATTCACAATCCATGCCCACGGCTGAAGAGGATTCATTAAAACGACTATAAAAATGAGCAGCAAAATGCAAACAATATTTTCTCATCAAAATGACAAAATCCAAAGGCCCATTTGAAAAGGTTCGGGTCTTGCCCAAAACTATCTTTTCAATAGGTCTTCTTTCATCCTTCAAACATGTTTGCCATATTGACTCAATCCGATGCCCCTCCTTTGCCATTGCCTCCCGATGGTCAAGACGTTTTCGCAAAAGCGGGCAAGAAATGGAATATTCATTGTTCTCATTTTTGTAAAAACAGTCTTTCTTCAGTTTGCGTCCGATAAGTTTGTAATAGTAACCAGGCGCAGTATCCATCTTCATAGCGTCCATATATGGTTCATCAGTGCCATTAATGGCCTCAAATTCTGTCAAGACGTGAGGTGAGTACTCTGAAAATTGTCCAATAAAGTCGTTATATGCTCCTGCAGCTGCCAATTTCAACATCTTGCGATCAAAAGGAGAACACATCCTAGCATATTTCTCTATAGACATGATCAAAGGATCAACTCCGGCCTTGTTGCGCTTGTCAAAAGGAGAGAGAACAGCAGGTTCAGTTGAATGCTTTCCCAAACATTCAAAAGCCGGGGAAGGTATTATAACTGACTTATCCGGAGAATGAATTTGTCTTTTACCTACCATTTGACCATGTATAGAGAAATTTCCTTTGATGTCAAGTCTTGGTTCTTCTCCAGTTAAACCAACATATTCTGGATAATGATTCTTAACTCTTCCCAAGAAGGGTTCCACATCCTCAAAATAAACTGGTTCCCCAAATCCAATTGATCTTCCAACAACTCCTGCAACGTGAATACCACACAATTTCTGGTTCATAGTCTTATCATGAATCATGATAATGGAACCACAAGATCCTACACTACACTTGACATTATAAGCAAAGGAATCTATCAACTCATAGACTTCAGAGTCTTCTCCAAAGCTATATGACAAGCGATCAGCATAACTCTTCAAAGTTGGAAAATATTGGCATGACAAAGTATCATCACGAGAAATAAAGGAACCACTTTTTCCGAGCAAACGCCTAGCATCACTCTCCTTAACAAAAAGTTTTCCATTGTCAGGTGCTGATGGAACACGTGGACCCATATTCCACACACAAACATCACGTTTTCGCGAGCCCAAAATTTCAGAAACATCAGAAGAATGGAAAGAAACTTCATAAGAGGTTCCATCTTCAAAAGCTACATCAACAATTGTGCCAGAAGGAAGCCATCCATTCTTATACGCGAAGATATGTTTTGGAATAAGTAAATTCTTTCCACCAATCCGGTATCCACAAACTTTTCGTGGAGTGCCATCCAATTCTACACATGAAATGGTAGCCATATATGGAACAACTTTCTTCATCAATATATCGTGAGCCTGCACATCTTCGTCTGTGTTTTCAACATCCACATCACCACGTTGATATTGCATTTGAATGCGTGGACGTCGAGTGACAACATTCTTCTTAGCTGCACGTCCCGTTGAATGATCATACATAGCCATCTGACATTCCGGATCGTATTCAGGTTTCTTCATTGCAAATGCCTTGTTCCACCCATACTTAAAAATAGCAAAGATAACAGCACAACTACTAACAATGGCTCCAGCTTTCAGAACGATGGCAAGAGGAGTTTTACTTTGCAAGAATTCTTTCCAAGAAGCTGCACACTCCTCTAACCAAGAAGTTTCATGATACACAGGTTGAGAAGGCAAATGTTTTCGTAAATAATCCTCAAGTTCACTTTCCACCACAGTAGCTCCAATGGTAATACCTTCCTCACTAACTTTGATAGTAGTGCCTAAAGGATTTGCCATCTTTTCAACATTTCTTACAAAGTACTCAGAATCCATAGCTCTATACATTTGACCTTCAACCAAAGGAACACTCGGTTGCCACTGAGATCTTTCTTGCTCAATGGTACTCATTTCTCTTCTACATGACTGAGACTCAGAAAGGTAAAGAGCCATCTTTTGTCGCAAATTGGTGACCAAATCATTAGAATTTTGCCTTTCAAATAGTTCACGCTGATGTTTGCGTTGTGCAACCCATTTGATAGCAATAAGTTCAAAAAGTTCGGCTGTCTCTATCAAGCCACCTTCCCTTTGTCCATTCTTTGGATTGAGCAAAAACCATTGCAAATGGGAATAATTCTCAAGAACCTCTTTCGGAATAGATTGCCAATCTATTTTGGCATTTCTGGTAAATTCAGGGCGTACAACAGCCTCGGCAATCACGTCTCTACGACGAAAGACTGCTTCGTGACATCTAAGAGTAGGAGAATTGGGACATGGTGTATTAGTGGTCATGATAACCAAATCTGATGAAAAACATGTTCCCTTAACTCCAACAATAGGATTGTCCAATGATGCCATAGGAAGTGGCATAATGGCTGGCGAAACAACATCAATTAATTCTTGCATGTCTTTACTTTCTGAATCAGCTGCCCAATCATCATAAAAGACAGCAAATTGTCCAAAATAACCATCCCAATAATCATTGGACGCCTTACGTGTATAAACCAGACCATTTGAAGGTAATCCTTCCGGTTTCAAAAGTTCAGCAATAGTGGTAGCTATAGTGGATTTTCCTACACCAGGAGCACCAGTAAGACAAATGGAAAATGGTTCCATTCTTTTATTTGTCAGACCTTGTGCAAAACGTCTCAGTTCCATAATTTTCTCGATCTTATCATAGTATTTTCGGAACTGTTGCGCCAACGCAATTGGTACCTGGCGAACTGCAATCATTCTACGTAAAAAGCTCTTCCCTTCTTCCATTAAGGCATCTGCTTTTGCTTGCGTAACTTTGTCATATTTGACTTTGTTCAAATTCTCTCCTGTATCAAATTTTTCAATAGCTTCAATCCATTCGATAAATCCATGCTCCAGAAAGATCTTATAGGAGTATTTTGGGAAAAGCTTTGCTGTCCATGCATAGACGAAAGTAGGCAACCACTCGCCTATTTTCTCCACTAAAGAAATGATATTGTTAGCCGCGGGAACTGAAATATTGAAAGTGCGGAGTATATCCACAACTTGTTTAACATTCTTAGCATCCACTTTTTGATATGTAACAAAAGTGCCCACTAAAGCGACAATAACTGACAAAATAGAATTACCACCTGCCTGGCCCTCCAAATCTCCCATACGTTCTTGGTTCGGAGAAGTGAAGTATTCCTTGAGGGATAAAATTTTGCCTGTTAATGAAGAAACAACTGAATCACTCATTCCTAGGCGAGCAGCCAATCTGGTGACAACTGAAGCGAATGTAAAAAGATTCTTTGTAACAACAGAAACAACAAAATCAAAAAGCATTACTGCATCATTAACCAAAACATTGGCAAGCTGCGGTAAAAATTTGGGCAAAGAAGTTTTAATATACTCTATGACCTCTTCATAATGCTTTTCAACAGTCTCAATAAAATGAGAAGCTTTGTCCAGAGTATATTCAGCCTTTTCAGAAAGTATGTTGACTCGATCAATATTGGTTTCTGCATAATCCAGAAAATTTTCAGCCTTTTGTGAAAGCATATTGATTTTGCCACATGTTTTTGTAAAATCACCTGGCATCTTGCCAAGACTAAACATTTGCCCTTCAACACAAATCTTAATATCATGATTGAGATTCGTGGAATCAAAATGCTTATGCCCAAGAGCCCGACAGATGCTTTCATAGAGAGTTCTTTTAGCGGGAAAACAATCTATTTCAACTTCTCTTTCTCTCACTGGCATACTTGCTCCATTCATATACATGTAGTGAATAATAGATTGTCCCGTAATAGCCGCACAGACACAACATTCCTTTCGTATTGAGAGCATATTAGTTGCTCTTTTAAAATGTTTTTCCCTACATCTTTCATAGTTTTCCAAATTACATGCGTGCTCACTCTTTTCAAAAGAAGAAATAAATTTCTGTTCACTTTCAATATTTTTCTTCAAAACACAACAAAGTGTTTCCTTAACTGTTGGTTCATCCTCTAAATTGCAAACACTTGCTGATGGATCAGAACTTTCTGTTGTGCCACTAACTGGCTTAAAGAAATAAGAAGGACCAAAATCCATCTCCTTACATTTCTTTTCAAAAGAGGAAATAAATCTTTGCTCATTTTCAAAACTCAAACTCGAAAGATTTTTCATAATAAAATAAAGTGTTTCCTTGGCTGTTGGTTCTATATCCTTTCCAACATAAATTCCTCGTTTAAAACTCACACTGCCCATGACATGCAAAGACACATCTTTCGGAAGAAGTTCATACTTCTTTACCAATAATCCAGTTGATAGAGTAAAAATGATGGAATCAGAATCCAACATTTCACGCATGGATGAATAATCCGGCGCCACAACAACAAATTTTGATACAAAATCTTCAACTTCTGCTGAGTTAGTGGCAGTGTCCACACGCACAGTGGCTCCAGTGTAAATGTTGAGTCCTTGAAATGAGTAAGATTCTAAAGAACCAAACTCATATCTTTGCAACATGGTCATTTTGCTCCATGCGGAGTTAGAAACTCCATGTAGGACTTTAGGATTTATAGCTTTTGCAACAACAACAAGACCGCGCAAATAAGTATTATTAGCCATAGCGAAATTCAATTTAATATTCATGTCAAAGTTCATAGTTTGGATCCTTATAATTCTCTTCCAGACGCAAAGGATAACGGCTGGCGTATTTGACTTGTAGCCAAACATGGGCACTTTAATAGAAATCGCCATCTGTAAGCAGCATGCGCTGGAAACACACACTGGTCAGGGGTTGACTCACATTAAAGGTTTCATCCACATGTCGGTAGCCTGTCAACAAGACTTCCAGTACGAACCCTGGAGGGTTAAATAACAACAACAACATGTACAATCAGTCATATTGCATGAGAACTGTTTCAATATTACTCAATATTACAATAATGCAATTAAGCCAAAGACGGCAATACTGTAAGTGATTGGTAATACTTATACACAGTTTCAACGTCAATACTACAAGTAACAAATAACAACAAAGTTTCACATGTCACTGGTATGTGAAATGTTACTCAACAATTTTTGTTCCAAATTTTCTTTTAAAATAATAACAATTAAAAGTTTAGTATTCTCTATGGTGGAATACCGAAGAACCTCACCTTTATTTTTCGTGAAAAGGTATAACACGAGAGCTATTTCGTGCTCCAGACGTACAAAAGATCAGTTTTTGACTACCGGCAAACTAGTGATAACCCTTTGATTACCACCAGATTACAGATAGAAATGCGAG